CATTTTCAAAGAGGGAAGCTAATTCTGACAAACTTATGTCTTCCCTATCTGTTATAGTTACCTCAAGCATGGCCGGAACTGGCTTTTCAACAAACCCATGTAAACCTCCATCACCTAAGACGGCTTCCCTTTCCATTGCTGCCTGACCACTTATACCTATACCGGAAGCAACCGCCCCGGATTTATTCAATAAGGGAGTGCCATTGACTAGTACTTCCACTCTACCTGTAATTTTCATATTTTATTCCTTCCTTATAATATAAATTGAAGAACACCCGCCAAAATTCGGAATTGATTGATCAAATCCGGAGGCAATAATACATTGATTCTATTTGGGTCAGTTGCATCTCTTTCAACAATCAAGTTTTCAATGAACTCGTCAATATTTTCAATCAAACCTTTGTCTTGCAACAATGAGAATAAGCTAATTGATTCCGCTTTGACATCTTTTGGCCTTACAATATTCATACCAGGCTGGACCGGGAAAGTGTCACTTGCTAATTTTTGTCGAGTTGCTAAGAATCGAGTTATCATGCGAGCCTTGTATTGATAACGAATTTCAGCAATTACAAATAATGTTTCTATGTCCAAATAACTTGAATCTGGAATACCCAAAGCATTAGTTTGATAAGTTGTAATTAATCTCTCAATTAAGACATCTCCAATAGAATTAACTGTAAACGTTGAAATACCATCATAGAGCAATAAATTTCGTTCTTCATTAGTAAATCTATTTTGTGTAGGAGGGGGCAAAATTCCGGTCAATTTGAGCGTTTGAAGAGGTCTACCAGGGTCTTGATTTAAATTAAAACTTGCCACGGCCCCTAAAGCTGCAGCCCATTCTGCCGGATCAGTGGGAGAATTATTGAATCCCAAGTAAGTTAAAAAAGGTGAATTTCTGCTATTTCCTTCGGTTGTGCAACTTGCATATGTGCCTCGTGTAACTGCATAAGCATGACCTTGTTTATCTTCAAGAGGCCCATATCTATTGGTTAATTCCGTTTCCAAAGCATCCAGATTAGTGTCATCTATCCAGGGGGTAATTATATGTTGGAATTGTTCGTTTTCAATGACTGTCCAGGCATCAGAAATATCCGGACTACCCAAACCCACACCACCAACTCCAAAATTTGAAACAAGAATACTATCAACAAAACAAGTAGGATTTGATTGACCTTCATAATAATTGAATCTTATATCAAGATAGTTACCTATTACACCACTATTCACACATTCCAAGGTTAATGCACTAGTTGCATTTGTAGAAGCCTTGCAAGGAATATTTGAATTAGCGTTTATCAGGGTTTTGTAATAAGAATTGACAAGTCCTACACTCCATCCGGATGTGAGAGTTAAATCAAACCGGCTGCCATCAATCAGCATGTGAATTTGTTCGTTATTTGTGCTTACTACACCCCCGGCATGGCTAAGGGCAACTGAAAAATGAATAACAGCACTCGCCGTAGCAGTTCCTCCGGAAAGGGCCATTGCAAATAATTCAGTATTGGGATTATTTTTTTTGAAAATATTACACATACGAGCAAGATTAGCTCCAGCACCGAAATAACCATCCCCTAAATTATCTCTGGTTATGGCATAGAGAGTGTTGAGCACTGCATTGCCCTCTGTAATGTGTTTTTGACCCAAAATCAAAACTTTATGTGGGTTAGCAATCAACCCCTTCAAAGCTCTGCTATTGTCTACTTCTACGTAGGCCCCCGGTACCCTTATTGAATCCGGTATATTATTGAAACTAATAGCCATTACTTAGCCCCCTTTTTAATGCTCACATCTTCTTTTTTTTCTTGTGTTTCATCAACAATTACAACGCTGCCCTCATTAACTCGACGTCTCCAAAAAGTACCTTCTTTCCCAATCCAGGCTTTTAATTCCCCATTTTCATTCAATGGTACTTTAGTGTTTGGGTCTCGGATTATCGCTTTTTGATTGACAGGTTTAAGAAATTTATAACCATCCATCTATTTCTCCTTAAAATTACGTATAATCAACATTAAAACCACTAGCAAAGGCCTTCACAAAAGCCCCTGCATTAGGATTTTTTGTGAAATCTATCCAATTTGATACATTAGGTATATTAACCCCGGGAAAATCATCATCATACGACAATAATCCAGGGTTACCAAATTCATCTATATAGGGAACTCGTGCGTCTGGAGTTGTGATTAACTGCATGTAAAGTGTATTGAAATCAACAGGTATTTCAGTATCATCAAAATGACTTTCTTGTATGGCCACCCGGGGATTAATTGACCCATCCGGATTTTTCGATTGTCCTATTCTAGAGTTATATTCAAATTCAAATTGCCACCATACATACGCATTATTAATATCTAATAGTCTCCCACCTCGATAACTTACTTGAGAGTCTGCATCTATTGGAACCCATCCAACCAAAGCTCCGATCAATTGATTTCTTATTTCGTGTAATTGGTCGTAAGCTACAAAACCTAATTTGTCACTTTGTTTTGAATCCATGGCCAAAGCCACCACCACACCAAACCTTTCAATTATTTTTTGTGTAGTGCCTGTATCATATCCATTAGGACCGGCATCATCAATCAAGGGAATTACAAAAGCCGTATCTTTTTTGAGTGTTTGGGTCACTGCCAAATCTAATTCAATGGCTCCCCCTACTTGATTACCGAAATAAGTTTTATCATTTCGAATTCTAAATATTATTTGTCCTAATCTCATTTATTTTTTCCTTTGTCTAAATAAACATAATCAGAACTCCATCCGGTTAATGGAACTATCCATTTTAAAATTTTCCAGCCTTTAGTTTTGTGGATTTTACAATCCCTAATTCTACCCAAACGAATAAAAAACCATTGCAAAATAAATTTATTTAAAAATTCTAATTTTGTCATTCGTCTAATCTCCTACCGGCAAAACGTTCAGCAATTAATCTATTTCTAATACGTTTTTGCCAATCCATACGATCAATAGCCGGTTTGAAAAAAGGTCTGGCTTTCTTTTTTTTTGTACCTTCCTCCAACCATTTTGCATATTTGACATTTTTCAAAAATAATTCGCTAAATCCATATCCATCTCTTATTATCATTCGATTGATCAGATTTCCTGTATCAATTGCGGGGGGGAATCCAGGGGATGAAGATTTGTGATTCCCATAATAATTTCCAATTGATTTATTTGTATTTCGCATAGAATTAATAATGTCGTTTCGCAAATCATTTGTTATTTTGAAAAGTTCTTCATCTATTACTCTTATTCCATGATCTGGAAAAGCTTTTATGAAATCTTGTAATTCTTTCATTCCTCTTATATCAACATCTAAGCTCATATTTCCGCTCCAAATCCTACTTCCTCAACTTCACTACATCGCAGTAACACCCATTTTTTAGCGTGATCATCAGGCAAAACCCGATTGATTCTGTATAATCTACCCCGATAAGCGTCGCTATTGCCACTTTGCAAAAAAACAAAATAATCCGCTTTCACTGGATACATGTCTATTGTGCTGTCAAATCCATTATCAAAACCACCCTCAAAAGATTTTCCCAAACCGGAATTTTCCAAACTGTCATAACCCGCACCGAAAGAACTTGAAAAAGTCCGGTTAAATTTAGAAATTACTGAATCGTAACGAACTAGAAATTCATCCGTATCAATCGGGGAATTTTTGTTATTTTTGTCAATGTTAACAGACCTAATTTGCATTAGGTAACTACCAATTGTTCTTTTACCACTCCAAAGAGTTAATAATTTTTTATAGCCTCGAGTAAAACCCCCCAATTCATTTGGTTCATCAGAGGCCTGTAATATATGAATTCTATGTTTCAACTTCCCGGCTATATAACTCATATCAAATCCTTCTAATTCTGTATGGGTATAAGATTTCTTTTACTGATGGTGGGGGCTCATTTTTTATGACCTCATCATCTGACATTGATTTATTTTCATATATCATAACTACCCATTGCATTATTGCTATTTTGATTGTTTTGGGTACCTTCGAAGCATTCCCATAACCAGCCACATAAACAATGTTGAATCCGGCTAATTCTCTGTCATTATTTACCGGCAAAGATGCGTTTTTTTTGATTACCAATTTTCCGGGAATATTTTCAGAAACTACATAATAGTTGTCAGAATCGTATACCGTTTCAATTCCTTCCTCATCTACTGTATTGACGGAAACAATAGAAAGAAGTGGACTTTTGGGAAATTCTATTTCTTTTGTAGGCCAATTATCAAAAGTTAATTTTAGAGTTCGGCTAATTAATGACCGCCCTAAATATTGTTCTATAGATTCGACAACCCCAATTAATATACCTTCTAAAAATGAATCTAAATCGTTTCCGTCAATACTTCCAAAATCTTTTATTTCCTGGATAGTTACCGGGTATGTTGTGGGTTCAATTAAGGTTGTTATACATGCGTTTTTTATGTCTAAGTCCACATCTTCTATTAACATCATTTACCCTTTTTTGTATTTTTGTTATTTGGTACCGTTGCAATTTTGTTATTAGGAACTTCAACAGTTTTGATTTTTGATTCCTCTTTTTCTTTAGATGATTCATCCTCTTCATTAGAAACTTTAATTGCTTTTATAGTTAAAAAAGCCTCGATCAAATGCTTAGGCAAATCATACTCTTTACCCTCTTTAAAAGTCTCAACAGTTATGCCGTTCCTACTGCCTTGTGTCGTTTTAATCATTTGTACTATCAATCTTATTCTCCTTATTCTGAATATTGACCACCCGCATCGATTACACACCATTCATTATCAGTGAAGCACTTCAAACGAACATAAGTATTACTCCCACCGGAGGCCTTAAGAATAAATCCTGATATAGCCGAACCACTGCGATTAACCAAAGAACATCCGGAAGTTGAAAACTCAACTTGGCCCGATGCTGTACTTTTGTGCCACATCTTAACCAGTACCTCACGCCCGGCCGTACAGGAATTAAGCCAAAAAGAACCTGATGTTATGTTACTTGTCATACTGATTATGATTGTTGTAACATTTGACAATAAGTTTTTCGTTGCAAGGGAGGTACTGACTGCCCCCCCGGTAACAATCGAGTAATTCAAGTTGTCTGACACTCTATTTCTTAATTGTTCCCCTGTAACATCATTATTATCTACATTGAAAAAACCATCAGGATCTATAAAAAATCTTTCGGCCCCTTGTTCTATTCCCACTTTGCTATTGGGATATTTTCCATCTCTTCCCGCCATAATTTTGACTCCTTAAAAAACATAAACCAGGATAAGAAAAATCCTACCCTGGACAAAAATTATAAATTTACCGGTTCGTTAACAGGCCAATTATTAGGATTACCCAATATAGCCACGCCACATCCCCAAGCTGCACTTGCTGCATCACTATTACGGACGACCACACGCAAGAATCTATGGGAAGCATCCTTTTTGTAGGCTACTGCAATAACTGCACCGGAAGCATTAGCCAAAGTGTTGTAAGTTGAAACTGTTACCAATTCCGTCTTACTCATCCAGCTACCAATTACCCCGGTTTCACCTGTAGAGTCATAACCTCCGTAGACTATTCCGATTATCTGACTACCCGGAACTAAGGAATAAGCACTAGCTCCATCCGCTGGTGTAGTGGAAGCTAAACCATGTTCTAATAATACTAGAATCTTGTCATTAGCACCCATGGCTCCCGCAGACGCAAGAGAAAAGATATTGAAAAGGATTGTTGCTGTATCATATCCCTGTACATCTATTTCTTCACCGTTTTGATCACCTTGTGCGTCTGAAATTACATCAGATTTCCACGCTGTGAAAAATCCAAAATCCGTTAAATGTTCTCTATTACCACCCATTAAAATCTCCTTAAAAATTAAATAAAATTAAACAGCTATCCGCATGATCTTGATTGAATCGTAGTTAATTACATCCCCACCCACTCGTTTTCTTGTGTAAAATTCCACAAAAGGTTTCTTTGTGTAAGGGTCTCTTTGTATGGTTATGCCTAACCGATCAACAATCATGTAAGTTTCTTTAAAGTCGGCTAAGGCAACGGCTAAAGAACCGGCTGCCACAATTGGCATAGTGGTCGACATACGGACAGGTAAGCCTAAGATTAAGCTTGATGGATCAGATGCAATCATTGATGGCTTCCAAATATAATCACCCTGACCATTTTTCAAGAGCATAGCATCTCGTAAGGTCAGTCGATTCATCAACCAGGTTCCTGTATTAAGAAATTCCTCTCTTAATGAGTATTTCAAATTAACAAAAGCATCGGCTGTTAGTGCTGCTGCTGCCCCAGAAGTAACTTGCTCAATCTGTCCCCAGGCAGTACCGTTGGCATAAGTAAGAAAGCCTCTAGGTTTTCCGATACCGTCCCCAGTAACAAAAGAAGCCCCTTCAAATCTTCCCATTCTTTCAGCAACCTTATTTGCAAGCCATGATTCAATATTAATGGCTGAATCTTCTAATAATTGTTGGGTTGCTGTGGGTTTTGCGAACATTTGATGAACGGCTATTCTTTTTTTGCCTAAATCAGGGGTTCCCGTTTCATTTGATACGGTTGTTTCACCTTCCCAACCTACAGATGCTTGATCTCGGTCAACTAACCATTCCACTGCATCAGTAGAAATGGACATTTTTTGTGCTAATTGTCTAATCGGATCAGATTCATACATCCGGGTTAAAATTTGTGACGCCATGAATGGAGTAACAGTGTATCCACCATGAGGATCTACACCAACGGAAAGAGTTTTATACTCTTCCGGGGCAATCATTTTTTCATCCATTCGGACATAATTCTCAAACGCCTTTCTGTAGGTGTTGTATTCTTCAATGTTGGGTTGAAAGTCTTTCATTTCTTTCCAGTTTACACCACCACTATTTTTAGCCGATTTGCAAGATTGGTAATGCTCTACGGCTGCTTTGAAAGCCTCTTCATTTATGTTAAGGGAAACTCCACCCGGTCTTTTAATAGCAACTTCAATATCATCTAATCTTTTTTGGGCTGCTGCTGCTTTTTTATCAAGGTCCTCTTGCCTTGTGATAATATCAGTTTTTAATTTTTCAAGTTTTGTCAAGTCCCCTTTACCGGCTTCCATCGTATCAACCAAACTCTTGTAATTTTTGTTCAATTCTTCATGATTTTTTTTAATTCCGGTAATATCGTCACCAAATCTTTTAATTTCAGTCAAAACCTGTGCCTCTATTCCGCTTTCAGGCATTGTGTTATCATCCATACTAATCTCCTTATAATTTCTTTCTAATATCCTGAATTGTTTTTAATAATTCATATGTTTTTTTATTCCAGTTTTTTTCCAATTCGGGTTTGCATAGTCCAGCTAAGTATTTTGCTGCAGATGTGCTCAAACCTTCCTCGCGAAGGCTGTTCTCAAAATCTCTAATATTCTTAGCCTCTTCTATTACAGCCTTCACGGTTGTAACAGTGGCATTGGTATTAGCTGCAAAAGTAACCGGGCTAATTTCCCATAATTCAATACGTTTTAAGTACCTTATCGATTTTCTATTTTTTTCAACTCTCTCATAACTATCATCAAAGGCTTTGCCATCTTCATCTCGAAGAAGGTCCCACCCGATACTTAACCCTTTCAAAGCTCTCATTTTCAAAAGTACGAAAGTTTCCCTGCCTTGCTGAACATCAAGAGCAAGCTGACCTTTTACTTTTAATCCTGTTTTATTTTCCGCTATTTCTTCCCATATTCCAATTGGGTTGTCACTTCGATGTTGCCAAAGCATAGCGAACCCTTGACCATTTCGACCATTTTTTGCTAAGGTCTCTTTGAAGGCCCCTTCTACTATAATATCACCATAAGAGTCGGCCTTTCCCCCAAAAGTACTGCCATATCCTGTGAAAATACCCTTATCAGTTATTTCTTCTGCTTTTACCTCAAAAGGGCAATGAATATATGTATCATTCAATCTCTGTCACCTCCGTATTATACAAAGTCGCACATCTACACCTTATTATATTTCCTGCTGCACCCGAAGGATCCCCAGGATACATGAGAGGCCCTCCAGTCCTAACAAAATATTCTTTCATTGGTACTTTCTCTCCATTTGCTGCTATATGAGAAAAAGAGGTGTTTCTAACCCTTTCATCCCCTGCATTTATCCATTCTTTTGTTTCTATTTTCACACTATTACTTTCAATACTTTGAAAAATAGCTTTGTTGAATGCTGTATGTGTCTCTGTAATAGCTATTGTCATGGCCCTATTTTTAGAACTTATCCCACCAAGATTACGCAAATCTTTAGCTATCTCTTTATAGCTTTTGCCTGCCTTAACCCCATTATCTATAATAGTTCTAAGAATATTCTTAGATGTTTCATTCATTTGAGTTACTTTGATCATCGCTTGTTGTTTCACCCAGGTATCAAAGTAATACCAGAAATCATTTCCTTCTATTTTAGAGGAATAATTAACAGATTTTTTAGGATTTAATTCCTCCAATCTGTCAATAACCTGTTTATAAGCGAACAAACCCACCATCCTATATTGACGTAACAATTCATTTCGCAATTCAATTGTATGCTTATTCACAATAACCGGAACCAAATTT